TAAACGATTTTTTAGAAATGCTGAAAAAAGAGGTTATGTGTTTGAACCCAACCTTATACCACCAAAGCCAAAAACTATTACGAGTGGCTCAATAAGAAGGCTGTCAAAGATTAGACCTGCACAGCTTTATAACAAGGCTTATGCCATCAGTGCAGTAACAGGGCAACCAATAACAGTTGAGCAGAAGAAAAGAGAAATAAGAGAAGAAGCTTCTAGGAAAGCATGGGAAACTAGGAGAAGAAAAAAAGACCAAGCAGACTATAATCGAATCAAGTCTAACAAAGAATGGCAACAGATGTTTCATGAATCAAAATTAGTATGGGATAAAGTACAGTCCATGATAGCAAACGTGGGTGTTCAACAATCACAGTCAGCAGAGTTGTTAAACAATCTTTTAAACACACAAATTGAAGCGTATGGCACAGACATTGTTCTGTATTCCATAGCACAGGCAAGCGAGGATTTTTTATCAACTTGTGAAGTTATAATTAAATATCATCCAAATAGTGCTGTATCAAGGACGGCCGTACAGCATTTATATACGTTAATAAGTGGCAATTTACCAAGTGATGCGGAACAGGCAGAAATTGACAAAGCATTAGCCAACGATGAAACGTGGGAAGAAATATGAAAAAGCAAATGAAATATATGGTAGGCGATTTTGAAACCACTGTATATGAAGGACAGACACTTACAGAGGTGTGGGCGTCAGCAGTTGTCGAGCTAGGCACGGAGGATGTTAAAATTCATCATTCAATTAGAGAGACATATAATTATCTATATAACTTAAAGCAGAATATTTGCATATATTATCATAACTTAAAGTTTGATGGTTCGTTTTGGCTATCATTCTTACTAGTAGATTTGAAATATGAACAAAAGTTATATGTAAATCCCAATAATGAAAGTGATGTGCACTTTTTGAAAGAAAAAGATTTAACACCAAAATCTTTTGTATATTCAATCTCGGACATGGGGCAGTGGTACAGTATACTTATCAAGACGCCATATGCATACATTGAGATTAGAGATAGTTTGAAACTCTTGCCGTTTTCAGTTGAACAAATCGGGAAAAGTTTTCAAACAAAGCACCGTAAATTAAATATGGAGTATAAAGGGTTTAGATATGCAGGTTGCCCAATTACAGATGACGAAAAACGTTATATTGCTAATGACGTGCTTGTAGTTAAAGAAGCACTGGAAATCATGCAAAACAATGGACACTTAAAACTTACTATCGGCTCCCTCTGAATTTAAAGCTACAGTTGACAAACAAGACTATCAGGCATTTTTCCCTGATTTAACACAGTTTAAATTAAATCCGCTTGAATATAAATACTCAAACGCTGACGAGTATATAAGACACTCATATAGAGGAGGTTGGTGTTATCTAAAGAAAGGACGTGAAAACAGAATTTACAGAGAGGGTATCACAGCAGATGTTAATAGCTTGTACCCATCTATGATGCATTCAGAAAGTGGAAATTATTACCCATATGGTCAACCAGTTTTTTTCAAAGGTAAAATTCCATCAAAATGTCTTACAGACCAATATTATTATTTTGTTCGTATTCGCACACGTTTTTACTTGAAAGAAAATAAATTACCATTTATACAGATTAAAGGTAGCTTTTTCTATAAGGCTACTGAAATGCTTGAAACATCTGACATAGTTGATAAAGATACAGGAAATGTATGCACATGGTACAGAGATTTTGACGGAAACATTAAAAAAGCTAATGTTGAAATGGTACTTACTCAAACGGATTTTGAATTGTTACAAGAGCATTATAATCTTGTAGATTTTGAGTTATTGGATGGATGTTATTTTAGAACTATAACAGGAATTTTTGACGAGTATATTAATAAGTATAAGAAAATTAAGCAAAATAGTACAGGGGCAAGACGAACATTAGCAAAACTTTTTTTAAATAACTTATATGGAAAACTCAGTAGTTCTGATATATCTTCATTCAAAGTGGCAAGAGAGAAGGAAGATGGCTCACTAGGTTTTACAACATATGAAGAACACGAAAAGAAAGTTATGTATATAGCTATAGGCTCAGCAATAACAAGTTATGCTAGAAATTTTACTATTCGAGCCGCACAGCAAAATTACAAATATTTTGTATACGCTGACACAGATAGCATACATTGTTGTACTACGAAGAAAAATATTAAAGGAATAAAAATACATCCATCTAATTTTTGTTGTTGGAAGCTCGAGAGCTTTTGGGATGAGGCTATTTTTGTTCGTCAGAAAACTTATATTGAACATGTTACGCATGAGGATGAAGAACCAATTAATGAGCCATACTATAATGTAAAATGTGCAGGTATGCCTGATAGATGCAAGGATTTGTTTCTTAAATCAATGGAGGGGGTGACGGATGATGAACTGGAGAAATACCCCACAATTCAGCAGGAATTTTTGAAAACAAAGAGAACGCTTGCTGATTTTAAACAGGGGTTGGAAGTATATGGAAAACTCAGGCCAGTGAGAATAAGAGGAGGGATAGTATTACAGGAGACAACATATAAAATGAGATAAAATGTTTCACGTGAAACATAACAAAAGAGACAGAATAAATTCTGTCTCTTTAATATATCTATAACGTTAATTCTTAATGCATGGATAGGCATAAATCCAACTACACAAGTGCGTCTTATATTTCAAAGAGCCTTTCACACCAATGTTACAAAAATAACTAACGCAGATACCGTTAATAATAAGCTAAAGCTTTAAGTATACATTCCTTACAGTCAAGTGAATAGAACCTAAAGCATCCTCTATCAAAGAAGTACCTCATATAGTCAATTAACCAACCATTATTTTTAAGCATAACAAAATTAATATTATGGTCATCTGTAGTGACTGAAATTCTTTGTTTAAAATCAGGGTCAACCTTCTTGTCACAATATAGTATGCTTTCCTCTTCAAACATTTTAACGGCATATTCTTCACCCTTATATTTAAGCGTGCATAAATATCGGCTCTGACCTCTCATTTTTTCAATGAAAGAATTATTATCATTGAGATACACATTCTGTGATGCATAAGCCACATAATTAGATTTGTTAAAAGCCCTATTGAAGAGCGAGCTTTCCTGTGACTTAGACGCACTTTCGTTATATGCCTGTTCAAGAACAAACCCATCCCCACGTAAAAATTTAACATCAGAGGTTAGCCTGTCAGTGATATCTAATGCTGTGTAATACGGATTAAGAAGTGTTACAGCGTTTGAAATCATTATAACAGGAACATATCTAACTTGGCTATTATTACCCCTTGCTATTGAAGTATGAATACTTATAAATTTATTGACTTCATCAGCACAATAATGATTAGTTTCTGACTGAAATTCATCAAGAAGTATTCTTGATACATCACTCAGATAATGAGAATATTTTTTTACTTTATCCGCACAATTTAGTGCGACAGCATAGCCGCAGGATTTTCCATCGTCCTTTTCATCGTATGCACTGCACAAAAATAACTCATACATTTTACTATTACCAATTTGTACAGCCTTCATTGTGTAAGCCGAGAAAAAAAGATTGTGTATATCCTTAAAGAATTTGTCCGCGGAGTCCTTTAACTCGTCTTGAAATCTGTACAGTAGACAAAATTTCTCATTACACTTTAAAAAACGATTAATTAGGTATCTATTAAAATATGTAGTTTTTCCTGCACTTCTATTTGATGTTGATATATAAATTTCGGGCACATTTCCGTTAATATCTTTCATGCTTAATAGCTTAGTGCCATCATAGTATTTTATTTCTTTCATTTATCCACTTCCTTTAGTTTATTATAACAAATTATCCGCAATTTGTCAAATTAATGTTGATAATTTGTGAATAATATGTTATAATAAGAAAGAAGGAAGGAGGGCACTATTATGATTAATGACTTATCAACATTAATTTCCACGCTTGGTTTTCCCATAGGAATGTGTTTAATTATGTGTTATTACATTAACAAAATTAATGACGCACATAAGGAAGAGACAGACAAGTTTGCAGAAGCACTCAACAATAATACAGTCGTGCTTCAAAAACTTTGTGATAAGCTTGACAGCGAGGTGAATGTAGGTGACAAGTAGTGATATTGTAACAACGGCGAGAACGTATCTCGGAAAGCCCTACGTATGGGGTGGAGAGTCCGAAGCAGAGGGCGGATATGATTGCAGTGGTTTTGTGTATTCTGTACTTAATAAGTGTGGCATGAAAGTACCAAGAACTACAGCACAGGGCTACTCAGCATTAGGCAAAACAGTAACAAATATTCAAAGTGCTGACTTACTTTATTTTGGTAAATCAGTCAAGAGAATTACTCACATAGCAATTGCTATTAGCAGTACACAAATGATTGAAGCGATAGGAAATAGTAAAAACACAAAAACAAACAAGGGTAAAGGTGTTTCAATTACTAATATTTCTCACCGAAACGACTTAGTACTTGTTAAAAGAATTGTTGATTTTAAGGAGGAGAAATTAGCAAATATGTCTTTATTGAAAAAAGGAACTAAAAATAACGATGTTACTGTATTTGAGATACTAATGTCAAAGTTGGGGTATTATACTGGTTCAATTGATACTCAATACGGTAAAGGCTGTGTATCTGCATGTATTAATTTTCAGAAAGGCCACAATCTTTTACAGGATGGTGAGTGTGGTAACAATACATGGAAAGCACTTCTTACTGAGGTAATTTAATGGCATGGGTAGTTATTGAAGGTACTAGGAAGTATCTGACACAGGCGCAGATGGAGAACAACGCTGTAGAATTTAATGCCTACTTCAAAGGAAAATATACCCTTGAAAGTATCTGTGGCATGCTAGGTAATATTCAGAGAGAAAGCACATTAAACCCTGCATTAAAAGAAACAGTAAGTATATCTAGTGGGTGGGGGCTAATCCAGTGGACGCCATCCTCAAACCTCACTAACTACGCAAGCGCTCAAGGTAAGGATTGGAAAGATGGCAACTTACAGTGTCAGCTTATTAATGCCGAAGTACTTGAGGGTTATGGTGGTCAGTGGATACCTACTAAAAGTTATCCTTATAGTGGTTTAGAATTTTCTCAACTAACGGACGTTGAAGAAGCCGTCAAGGCTTACTGTTTTGAACGTGAGCGCGCTGGTGTTGTAGCACTTGATGAAAGAATACAAAACGGAAAGAATTGGTACGAGTATCTTAGTGGTACACCTGTACCGCCCACACCCACACCTACACCATCAACAAGAAGGCACTTACCTATTTATATGATGTTACACAGGCGATTTTAAGAAAGGAGAATGATAATGGCTAAATTACCAAAAGACGAACTTATTGAAAAAGTAAAAAAATATGTCGGTGATAGAACGGATGATGAAACAATTGAGATTATTGAGGATATATCCGACTCAATCGACTCGTCCGATGCTGACGAGTGGAAACAGAAATATGAAGAAAACGATAAAATGTGGAGAGACAAATATATTTCACGTTTTCTTGAAAAAAAGGAAGATAAACCAGACACACCGACAGAACACGAGGAGGAAGAGAAAGATTACAACTCTTTCGATGATTTATTTAAAGAGGAGGAAGATTAATGGCTAGAATAATTACTAAAACGAAACTCGATGCACGCTCAATTGACATTTTAAATGTTATTAGAAACAATGCATCCTATGCATATCAAAAAGATGTTCCGAAAATAGATAAAGAACAGGATATCCCAAAAGTTGGTGAAATCCTATTTGGAAACCCTACACATGCCAACGAATTTATTAACGCTTTAGTTAATAGGATAGCACTGGTGCGTGTGCAGAGTGCAACTTTCAACAATCCGTATAAGCACCTCAAGAAGGGCTTTCTTGAATTTGGCGAGAGTGTAGAGGACATTTTTGTTGGTATTATCAATGCTGTAAAATATGACGCCGAAAAGGGTGCTAGTAGAGAGTTTAAACGTACTCTTCCTAATGTTCAGTCAGTCTTTCATGTGACGAACTGGCGAGTAATGTACCCAATTACTATTGAGAAACAGGCTTTAAAAAGAGCTTTTACATCTGCTGACGGTGTTACTAACCTTATTACATCAATTATTGACCAAGTTTATCAGTCAGCTGAATATGACGAATACTTACTTTTTAAGTATCTGCTTATCAAAGCAATTTCTCACGGTAAAGTATATCCACAGCCTATTGATACTACTAACATGAATAGTGTGGCCGTAGCTTTTAGAGGAAAATCAAATTTACTCCCTATTGACATGACAGGGCGATTTAATGAGTCTCATGTACAGAACAACACACCTATTGACCGCCAGTGTATTTTTATGGATGCTGATTTCAATGCTAAATTTGACGTTGAAGTTCTTGCCAGTGCTTTTAATATGAATAAAGCTGATTTCCTTGGCAGACTTCACCTGATTGACGATTTCAGTTCGTTTGACAATGAAAGATTTGAAGCGATAAGAGAAGAGTCTACAGGTCTGGAAGAAGTAACAGCAGACGAGCTTACACTTATGAAGTCTGTTAAGGGGGTTTTGGTCGATGAAGAGTGGTTTCAAGTTTATGACAACTTATTAGAATTTGACGAAACACATGTAGGTAGTGGTTTATATTGGAATTATTGGCTGCACGTTTGGAAAACTATTTCATACTCACCTTTTGCTAATGCTATCGTTTTTGTTGACAGTGGTGCTACAATTGCCAAGCCTGAAGCAATTACTGTTAAAATCACAGGAAAAGATGTATCTGAGGTTGGTACTATCTTTACACTTAATGTGCAGGGTGACACAGCTACACTTGCACCTAATTCAGTTAATTTTGTACAGACTAAAGCTCTTACAACAGAGGGTATTGCCGTGCAGAAATATGGTGCTATTGTAATTCCGTCAACAAAATCAGAATCAGAAATAACTCTTGTAGCTGATTTAGATGGAACAACCTACACAGGTGAGACAAAAATCACTAGCGCTAGTGGTGTAGGTGATACAGTCAAATTAAATAAAGGATGATGAATTATGTACATAGTACCCGATAGTGAGGTGTACATGCTGAGTGGAGTACCACTTTCCACTCAGCAGAAACACACACTTTATTTTTCAGATAAGAAAACACAAGCAGATTATTTTATTAGTAAAGCCAAAAAGCATTTTAATAACGTAACTTACAACAGAGTTAATAAGGGTAAATGTCGTTTACAGGCTACAGCAGACAGCTTATACGACTGTAATTACATGATGTTTCAAAACTCAGCTTTCAGCACTCGGTGGTTTTATGCATTTGTGACAAGTATTGAGTATATTAACAATGTTACTGCTGAGATAAGCTTTCAAATTGATGTTCTACAAACTTACTGGTTTGATATTGTACTAAAAGAATGTTTTGTCGAACGAGAGCATAGTCTAACTGATAACATCGGTGAGCATATCCTACCTGAAAATGTCGAATGTGGCGAGTATGTTTACAACGGTGACGCTCAGTTAATTGGACTAGGCTCTTTAAGTACTTGTACCATGGTACTACTTGCCACAACAGGGGGGTATCTATACGATGGTGTTTATAGTGGCTATCAAATAAAAGCCTTTGCTAACACAGAAACAGGTGGTAATAATCTCACTAATTTTTTAAATCAGTACTTAACTACCCCCGCAAATATATTAGCTCTTTACACATGCCCTACAGATATACTTCCTGTTGATGTTACCGACGAAGGAGTTAATATTACATTTACTGGAAATACTAACCCAATAAATGTTACTGGTGTACCAATTAGTAATAGTGATACAATAAACGGATACAAGCCAAGAAACAAGAAACTATACACGTATCCGTTCAATTTCAATGAAGTAAGGAATAATTGCGGCCAAACATTAATTCAACGCTATGAATTTTCAGAAAACCTTACACCCTATTATAACATAGTTGGTAACATGACTATGCCAGTACAAGAAGTGCTAAGACTTGACCGATACAAGTCCACAGAAACCACAGGCACTGGCAGAATGGATATGACAGAAACAATCACACTTGACAGCTTCCCTTTATGTTCATGGAATGTGGACGCATTTAACGCATGGGTTGCTCAAAACGCTGTCCCGATTACAATTAACGCTATTCCGTCAGCCGTTCAAACTGCTACAGGAATGATTACTGGACAGTCAAGTAATTCAGCGCTGGGTAGTGTGCAAAATATATTAACAAGTGCTTACACGGCTAGTATTTCTGCTAACGATGTAAAGGGCAATTATGCTACTAATAACGCACTTTTTGGTAAAGGACAAGTGTGTTTTGAGGCTCAGAGAAAGTCTATCACTGCTGAGTATGCAAAGTCTATTGATAAGTATTTTGATGTATTCGGATATGCCTGTCACACAACTAAAGTGCCCAATGTGTCAAGTAGACCGCATTGGAATTATACAAAAACCGTTGATTGTACAATAGTAGGAGGCGCACCCAGTGATGATATAGCACTGATTGAAAGTTATTTTAATAAGGGAATAACTTTTTGGAAACATCCTAGTGAAGTAGGTAATTATTCACTTAATAATTCAGTTTAGAAAGGGGATAAAAATGAGCAAAGCAAGAAAAGCAAAACGAGCTAAAGAGCGCACTTCATTTAGTGACAGCGCTTTTTATCAGCTTTACACTTTTGACCAATACTTAGATTTATTTACAGAAATAGCAATTAGCTCGTTTGAATGGGTTGGGCTTCCTAGCACTGTAGATGCACGATTTATTGAAGTTGGACTGTATGAGAATAAAGCTATGCTGTATTTTAACGATGAAGTCCTGGGTAATCTATGCTTGAGATGTGGACTTGGCGGTAATCTTGACGTTTACAATATACCACTAGAAAGACGAGCGTATGCTTCTAATGGCTATCAACGTTTATGCGGAAGAAGTGATAGTGTTATTATATGGGATAATATGACACATTGGTGTAGTAAAGATAAAATGGAAATATACGCTAAAAGACTAGCTGAACTTGACGCAAGTATCGATATTAACTGCAAGGCTCAAAGAACACCGATTTTGATTAAAGGTAGTGAGCAACAGCAATTATCTCTACAAAACGCATATATGGAGTATGATGGCAACCAACCTGTTATTTTTGCTAGTAATGATTTCATGGAGGGTGACGGAAGCTCTTTTGGTGTATTCACAACAGGCGCGCCGTATGTCGCAGATAAGCTATATGAGTTAAAGGTTAATCTATGGAATGAAGCTCTCACTTACTTAGGTGTAACTAACATTAGTATTCAGAAAAAAGAACGAATGATTAAGGACGAAGTGCAGAGACTACAGGGTGGTGTAATGGCTAACAGATATTCGAGGGAATTTGCAAGGCAACAAGCTTGTGAGCAGATTAACAGAATGTTCGGTACTCAGATAAGCTGTCATTTCCGTGATGTATTCAATCAGAATGACGACAGGAAGGAGGATGACGATGAGTAAATATACAACACAAGTTAGATTTATATGTGAAACAAGTGCAAAGCTTACAGAGTCGCATGGATTTAATGACATTGAAGATATACTGGATAAGTCTTGGAACAAGATTTTTAGCGACTTTCCTATTTTTGACGAGAAATACCGTGCAGAACTTTGTAAGAAGATTTTAAGGCATTACTACACAAGAGAGATATGTTGCGAAACTGTAGGAAGATGGAAGTTGTTTCTTAGTGATAAGATGAAAAACATAATGCCTTATTATAACCAACTTTATCAGAGCGAATTGTTAAAAATTCAACCGTTAGTTAGTGTGGACAGAAGTGTTACGCATGAAGGCCGTGGAAGCGAAACCAAAACCACTAACAGAAATGGTACTAATAGTAGCACTTCAAGAACGGATGGAAGTACCAATACTTGGAGCTATTACAGTGATACACCACAGGGCGGTATTGATGGACTTGACAGTAACGATTATTTAACAAACGCCACGCACAATGTGGGTACAGATGTTACGAGTAGTACGCTAAACGGAACAACTAGCGATAATGAGACAGGAACAGGAAATAGAAGCGACAGCTATGTTGATAAAATTTTAGGGTATGAAGGTAATCAATCAGAAATGTTACTAAAGTTTAGAGAAACGTTTTTAAATATTGATATGATGATTATTAATGAGCTTAAAGATTTATTCTTTACAATTTATTAGGAAGGGGTGCATAATATGGTCAACTCTGACAGAGATTTTTTTAGGTTTTGGTGCTACAAGGTTTTACCACTTGTATATGATGACAGCTTAAGCTATTACG